GATGGGACGGCTTCAGCTGGTGTAATATAGGGCAAACCTAATCTTTGAGCTGCTTCAACTTTAGCTTCTGCTTCGAGTGGTGAAATTCCTTTGAACATCTGTTTTTCAGCGTATGCTTTGGGTGATAATCCGCGCTCTATTAAATATGCAGCGCCAGCTCCAAGACCACCTGATAAAGTCGAAGGCAAACCCGCAAGCGTTGCCGCACCCATAACACCAGCCCCCGCTGCAACAGATCCAGCTGGGCTTTTGGCAAGCTTTCCAACCCCTCTTGCACCAAGATCTCCTGCTTTAGCAAGTAACGCGGCTTGAATTGGGTCAGTTTCCTGCGAAACACCGTAAATGCTACCCTCTAGCGCAGGCCTTACAGCTTTTCCAAATCTTTCACCTGATTTTCCGAGTTTAGATAAGGGCTTTGTTAATCTTCCAGCAACGCCTGATGGCGTAGTAAACTCTCCAGCGCCTCTTAAAAATAAATCACCTGGCTTTTCTCCAGCAGGCGCGATATTTTCTTGTAAACCTCCGAATGCTTGATTTAAAACATCTCCTAGGCGTCCTTTGGAAAGGTTTTGCAGCATTTCGTTTTCTGAAACTGGCATGTTATAAGGAGAGTATTGTCCTCCACCAAGCAGCTCTTTTTCAGATGCATATTCTCCGATAACACCGGGAACATTAAGGCCACCACGAACACCCCCAACAGCACCTGATGCGATATTTCGGGATGCACGTGCCGGATCCATTACTAACTGACCTGCGCTTGCTGCCGCCTCGAATGGTGCCATCAGAGCAAATCGTTTCAGAGCAGATGGAAAGCCAGCCAAGGACTCCTTTACATCTTCACGAACGCCAGCAAAACCAGTCTGGGGTGCCTCTTCAGATGTTTGGCGTTTTCGCTTGTATTTGCTCCAATCAGCCATTAATGATCCCTCCATCATTAATAAACTCATCTACTTTAGAGGCTGGGATCTCATGCTCTTCTCCGTCTAGAACTCCTGTCACAGTATTTTCTTCAATTTTTCCTTTCTTCACACTGACATCATAGCGTTTCCCTAAATCCTTTTTACCGCCTGACTCTTCATATATATCCATTAAATCGTTAATGAACATTTTGATTCGTCTATCATATGCCTTATCACTTTCACCGGCTTTTTTCCCTACCATTTCCTCAACAGTTTTAAGACCGTGGTCTGTAGAACTTAAACCTTTCGCACCAAGCAAATCATCTTTAATTGAATTCAATAATCCATTATATGCCGCTTGTTGGTTTACCCCTTCCTGGGCGCCAAATCCAATATTTCCCCCAATCAATCTGCCCGCCCCCGCTGCAAAACCTTGACTTGGAATTTCTAATTCCAATAATCTTTTCAGTTGCGGAATAGCTTTTTCAGCAGATATGACTTTCCTCTGATTAGTCTTGATAGTCTCAGAATGCGGCGCAAATTGCTTCATATAATCTTTCATCAAGCTTTCAGTAAGTTTTTCATCCGGCGTCAGCTCAGAAGACCCAAACAAAAATTTACGCCTGTTCAATTCTTCTTGAGACGGCAACCTTTCAAGATTTGGGTTTTCAGCATAAAATTTCTCTAAAGGTGATACATCTTCCTGAGCAGGTGCCTCAAATTGTTGGCTTAGCATATCCATTTGCGACTGACCTGGCATTTGCGGCATTTGACTACCACCACGCAACTGCTCCATCAACATCTCAATCGGCCTTGGCTGTCTTGACCGCATTTGCTCAGGCGCTTGTTGTAAATACATAGGCATGCCATCACCTTCAGCCTGACCCCCCTGCATTTGTTGAGCTTGCATCTGACCCTGCATATCATCAGGTAGCAAACCAAGCGCTTGAAGCTGAGCCATTGTTTTAGCTGCATCGGCTTCAGCTTTTCCGGCTTGCGCTGATTGCAATCTAAGCTTTGATTGTTGCTCAGCGGGCAAAGCTTCTAACTGAGCTTGAATCAATGCATTTTGTAATGCTGATTCTTGAGCTTGGCGTTGATTTAAAAATGGCGCAAGGGCGGCCTCCATTCCTTGATTGAATGGCTTCATCCCCATTGGCTCTATGCCTGCAAAATTAATCGGTTGAAATGCAGCCATAAATTAGCCTCCAAAAAATCTTTTATACATATCGCCGCCAATCGTACTGCCGCCACCCGATCCAAACCCGGCAATTCCGCCGCCTAGCCCCATCAAGGCTCCTAGAAGCGCTTGCTTATTTGAATTACTCTCGCGGGCACCTTGATAAGCAGCACTCCCGGCGGTTCCGTACAAGTTTGCAAGATTTCCAGATAAATCAGACGCAGCCCCATACCCCGTATCAAATAAACCTTGCTCACCAGCAAGCCCGGTACCATATAATCCTGTGACATTACCTAAGTATTGCTGCATGTCTTCACCTAACAATGCTTGTGCAATTTGCATTTGGTCTCTTTGATCTAAAGGCGAACCCCGACGCCCACCTGCTGCCGCAGTATTTCCTGCAGCTGAAAGCATTTGATCAGATTTCATTTGATATTGTGGGCTTTGCTGATAGCCGCTCATGAATTGCTCAAGCATTGCTGCCGGATCATTTACCAACTGACCATACTGATTTTGGAGCAAATCACCTGCGCCCATGCCAATATCGACGTAAGGATTTAAATAATCCTTCATCGTTCCTTCTGCTTTTTGCAGATAGGGCATTAATGCCTTCATTGGATCTTTTTGTTTACCAAATAATCCGCCAAATAAACCCATCTTAAACCCCTATCATGTCGATGTAATAGTTTCAACAGTGCCAGCTGCTGTTTTAACTTTTAGCTTTGCTACATCCGTATCAAACCAAATGGAGCCTAGATCTGCGCCTGGCTCAAGTGATGTGATTTCAGCTGTAGTTTTGTTCGGAACTCTCACCGCATTTAAGCGTAATGTTCCACGTGGAACAGTGCCATCGTTAATAATTGCGCTCTCAGACATTAAGTTTAGTAAAGTTATTGCCTGAATGAGGGTTTGTGATAGCTCATCACTATACATCATCGCCTCGCCTGTCAAATATCCCTCTTTATCACTCCATTGCATATTATAAAACGGAGGAAGACTCGCAATACTCATGATGCAATCTCCAAAAGACCATTATTTGCAATAAAACGATTCAAGCCCCAAAATCTAATCTGCATAATAATTTCATTGCATCTCCCTATCCGATGCCATTGCAAACGATTTCGATGGTGGCCTTGTGGATTCATATAAACCCCCACAATTGTAGAAAATGATTGACCACCATTTTTAGAAAATGATAAATCAATTCTTGGTCGCTGTATGCCTGTCGAGCAATAACCATCCTCCGTAATCATAATCTCTCCGTCCTCAGTTAACATAACTTCGCCAAATGCCTCCGTCACCATCTGATTAACACAAATTTCTTGGTCAACATTGAGCGCACTAAAGCTTGTCTGCCCCTGCTCAACCCAAAACTCAAAAGATGGACACACAAAAGGCTGAGAGCTTGGCTTTTTAAATGAGCTTGTTACTCGGATCCGTGGTATTTCTTTGCCACTTAAAGAGCCAACATCTTCATACGCGCCGTCAATCTCTGTTGACATTTCATATAAAGATCCACGCTGAATACTCGTAAAAATAACCTCATCATTAAAAAAAGCTACTGATCGCGCAGGATGGTAATTCATCCGATCGTCAGTCACATGAAAAAACTTCTTCGTCGTGAAATCATATATTAAAGAAATATTGTCTTCATCATCATAAAACGTTATCTGATAAAATAAATGACCGTCTTGCCTAAAGAAAAACGCCATCGATTTGTCGGGCTTGCTTAGCCCTTCTAAAAGATTGTTGATACCATCCGTCGCAATCTTATTAACCGAAGAACCATCCGTGACTATTAAAGTAACTGAGTTAGCTTCATTCTTTCCCAAGAAGCATAAAAATTCATCGTTTGCTGCTATGGTTGCCTTTGAGACACAACCATAGTCAATATTAAATGAAGAGTTACGCCTGTAGTTCTCTTCACCACCTACATTTGTCCAAACCTCACATACACTGGATCCTATAACCAATATATGATTTGCCTTGCCTGGAAGCCGCTTAACAGCAAGACACTTATCAGGCTTAGTTTGAAGTGGGAACACACTATTAGTCACAAGTGATATGGTCGAATCTGACGCATACTCAAATGCATACCAATCATTAGTATCGTTTGGATCAAAAATTGAAGGAGCAATTAAGAAAAATGAATTGTGGTATGTAACATACCCAGGAATTAAATTAAAAGCGCCTACATTCAATGTCTGTTGAGTAAAAGAAGAATCTGAGTAATTGTAAATCCACGCGTCATTTCCGTCCACAATGCATATTTGTGAAGCTAAATTTTCATCTATATAAACGTCCCCGAAACGGGTGTTTAGGCTTCCTACTTGTGTCGCCCCCAAAGCTTTATTGACACGATATACTTTATCGTCGATGACTGAGATTAAAAAACCGCCTCGGATTGATGAAAACAGCCCCCTGCCTTCTTTGCCATCTATCACGTTATTAATTCGCCGATATCCAGCGTAGTTCACCATCCAGCCATCTGAAATGAACATGTTATATGTTTTAGCTAAGCTGATTTTTGGATATAGTCCGAACGTAGAGGAGCCTACAACATCAATTTGTACTTGCTCAACTTGCTGAACCATGTCGCCCCCTTATGGCAAAAATCCTTTGCCCAGGTTCACCCATCCCCAGCCTAATCGACGTTGATTTTGTAATGTTGAGTATTTTCGTACGCTCATGTCAAGTGGTCGTGAGCTTTTAGATATATTGTGTTCGTATTCTGCTAAAGCTTGTTCGATACGCATAGGTGCATTTTGAGCGTATTCAGTACAGATTTTATTAGCAAGCGCGTATTTTAAATACGTTATATAAAATGTATCAAGTGTGCTTTCTAGGTCATCGCCTAATGATACATTAGCGAGCCTAAAGACGCCTGTTATTGTAAAAGTGTATGCTTCATCGGGTAAGAAGTATAGAGATATTTTAGCGCCACCCAGTTGGCGTTCATAAAAGTATTCATATGGGAGTGTTGTAATTGTTTCAACGCGGTAATTTCCACGGTATTGATTTCGTGGAATGTAGTTGACGGGAAAGCGCACGTCATCTTTCAGAAATGTCAGTGTATCGATTGAGATCAAATCTGAAATTGTATAGTCTTCTTGACCAATCACAGCTGAAAATGTTGATTGAGATTCATATGGGATTAGGTAAGGCTCAATTACTTTTGCCCCCAAGACCTCATTAAGCCATCGTAAGCCGTCGCTTATTTGGCTTCCAGATACTGTTTCGAACTCGCGGGAGACTATCTCCGCGGCGTAAAATGCATCTGTTATCAATTGTTCAGTTGTGTAAGCCATACGCTTTCCCTCAACTTAGACTCGATTAAAGTTGGTCAATATAGCCAATGACAGATAAATCTAGGCTGTCAGAGGCGTTATCGACTTTGTATTTAATCTTAGGCACAGCAGAGTCAAGCGAGCTGGGCGCTTGCAACATGCCTCTTTGAGCAGCAGCTACACCGTAACCAAACTGCACAATGCCGTTAGTTGCGCTTGATGCAAACGGTAAGATGTGTGCTTTGTTGGTGGCGCTGTTGGGCGTGTAATCAACAAGTAAAAGCACTTCGCATTTGACCGCTGGAACTGATGTTGCAAGATCTACAGCTACATAAGTTGCAGATTGTCCGTTGCTCAATTCTGAGATGGCTACATCGTAATACATCATGCGATCTTTTCCTTCACCAT